GTCTTCATCTTTTATGAGATGATTGAGGTTATTAATGTTAGATTGGTTTAAATATAAAACGGCCTCTCTAAAATTATTAAAATATTTCGTGTGAGTTTGTTTTTTAAAGTTAGTTTTTACTTGCCACGATTTAGATCTTTTGTCAAAATAAATCCCATTGTATCCTGTTAATGACTGACTAAATGTGTTATCTTTAAGCTTTTTTGCATGTACGCCATCTTTAAAAATATTTTGGGTTCTTTTGGCAGAAACTTTCTCATCACTCATTGATTCTCTGAACCTATTTTTATGAGTAACATTTCCTATATATCCTGTAATTTTTTTATTTTTAAAATTTGACGCTAGACCTTCATAAAGCTCACCAGTTATAGTATTTCTAGCAATAACTATTTGATGTCCTCCATTACTACGTTTACCAGTATCACCAATTATTTCGTAAATTCCGTAAACTTTTCCTGATATATCTTCTGCGTTTCTAGCCACCTTGCATCACCTCAACATTCCTAATCGTTTTGCCTGAACATAAGCCCAACCGGGCTTGTAACCTAAATTTCGAGCTAATTCATATAATTCTTCAACTGAATTACAATCTTCAGGCTTACGCATTTCCAATACAAAACTACTTCCTACTTCTTCTAATTCAGCTGACTCGTCGACTTCATAATCGCCTCTCTCAGGAGGTGGCCACTCATAATCACAATAGGGGCATACACTTTGAGCAGCATGTACAACACCTAAACAATTCGGGCATTCCTTAGCCATAACAGTATTTTCTTTGCTGCGTTTTTTCTTTCGACCTTTAAAATGAACTTCCCAATCATGTTCGGTATTTGGTAAACCATGACGCATATAGTTACCTACGTGATCAATAATTATTGCTGTTTTATTCGGTTGATAACGCATAGCACGCATGGTTTGTTGAATAAATAGTGTGAGTGATTCTGTAGGGCGAAGTAAGATAACGCATTGACAGTCTGGTATATCGACACCTTCACCGTAAAGTTCGGCGTTAACCAAAATTTTCACTTCACCTTTTCTGAAAAGATCCATAGCTTCTCGACGTTTTTCTTTGTTCGTTTTTCCATCAACTTGTAGAGTTGCATAGCCTAATTGATTAAACTTTTCAGCAACACGCTTACTAGATTCAACGTTATGAGTATAGATAATAGTCTTTTTGCCATCTGCAAATTTTTTATAATTCTCGACCACATCACCATAGATTGTCGGCTTCATTGCTTTATCAATAGAATCGTTCTTATAATCACCTGTAGAAGCGTGTTTCAGTTTTTCATTATCAATTAAATTAACCGAGTAGTATTTAAAAGGTGCTAATCTTTCGTTTTCTATTAGCCATTCGACTGTTTTTCCTGGTATTAGTTCGTCAAACAAATCTGTAAAGCCTTTAGCATTCATTCGCCAAGGTGTAGCAGTGAATCCGTAAATATATGCGTCGGGAAAGGATTCGAATATATCTACATAAGTTTTAGCTAATGAATGGTGTGCTTCGTCTACCAGAATAATATCAGGTGTCGGTTCTTCGTCTCGTTTAACTCTATTTCTAATTGTTTGAACCATTCCTACATGGCATAAATCCATATCAACATCATTGGCTATGAAAGTTTGTTTGATTTGATTTACTAATTCGATTCTGTGGACACAAAATAAAACTCTATTACCTTTGGCTGTAGCTCGTCTTGCTATTTCTGACATCGTGACACTTTTACCACTGCCTGCGGGGCTTTGTACCATTATTCGTTTATTATTATTAGCCATGCTTCGATGAATACCATCCAGTAATTCATGTTGATAATCACGTAGGGCTATCATCTGTATCACCGACTTTGAATAAATCTTCTTGCAGGCAATGTTCTCTGTTGTCTAATTGATTTTTAGCGAATATCTGATTCGTTGGCATCAAGATAAATCCTCGTTTACCCGATTCTTTATTCACTATCAATCGAGCAACTACCTGACATAATCCGGCAACGTTATCACGTATGGTTTTACGAATATCAGGTACAGATTGTGTGATTTGTTGACCGGCAGGTGTATAAAAGTCATAGTTTGTTTCCCACGCTAGCAATACCAACCGTTTATTTAGTGATTGAAGATATCGCAAGCTATCAATTGTGAAGAAGTCTACTCGTTGATAATGTGACATTTCAGGTACTCTTTGGTTTTTTCCTGTTCGTCCGAGATTCGCTAGCATTGATCTAAACAGTTCAGATAAGTTGTCGATTACGATATTGTCGTAGTTATTAAGTACCGATTTATTATTTTTATCAGCAAACCACTTCATTAGTTCGCCCCATTCTTCCCATGCCTCGTGTGAGTTGAAATCTAGGATATCAATGCTCTCATTACCTTTTAAAGGACGTTCAGATTTGTCTACGTTGACGTATAATGTTTTACCAGGTAAGAAGTTTAAAGTGTGAGTCTTACCACTACCAGGTTTTCCGTAAATAAAGTAAGTAGCTTTGTCGGTTGTAATGTCTTTGGCGCTTGATATATTGAAAGCCATTACTTAATCACCAAACTTTCACTGTCACGTAATTCTGCACCCTCAACGGTAATGCCTGCTTTGATATCATCTTTAATTTGCTTTTTGTTTAGCTTTGGTGCTTGTGACACCCAATAATCGTTACTGAGTAACTTTTCATCAGTAATATGAACACAAGGTGCGTTCTTGCGTTTGTAGATATAATTCGTAGATGTTCTGAATTTCTGTAAACCTTGCACATCTAACATTTCTTGTAAGTAATTTTTAAGTCTGTCAGAGAAGTTTTGTTTCTGTTGTTTAAGTTCTTGTAGACGTTTGATTTCCTTATCAATTGCGTCTATATCAGCGTCCACGCTGCGCTTAAGCCCAATTATATTATCGACCTTTACATTCAATTCGACTTCGATTGAATCTAATGTGTCTTTTAAATCATCAGGGTTCATGCCTTGTTCGATTAAATCAAGTACTTGTTGATAACTTGTTGATAATTGGAATAAGTTGCTCATCGAACCCCTCCTAACAGTTGATTCATAATGTGGTCATGTTCATCAACATTTTCGTCAATCCATGCACGCGCATCATTCATTAAAAGGTCAGTAGCGCTTTCCATACCAGATACGTCATTTATTGTGATTTCACTTATTGTATTGTCATCACGATCCTGAATCGTTACATCGACACCAAATTCTGTTTTAGCCACGTACATATAAAACTTAAATCCATCTATCGTGATTGTTTTCGAAAATTCTTGTCCGATTTCGTAATACATTTGCGTTTACCTCCATTTTTGATATAATGAGGTCGGAATATTAAGCAAAACTCCGACTCCCGACTGTTTGCTAGTTGCCGCTAGCATTCAGTCTTTTTTAATGCGTTGATTACATATTTCGCAGCGTAGTAAGTTGTAACTACAGTCGTTATTGCTACAAATACTGTTGTAGTGACGTATGCTTCGAATGCGAAAGGTGTTGTAACTACGAAGGTTGTTATCAAAGCGATAATTAGTGACATTAATTTAACTTGCATGTAACCCCTCCACTACCTCATCTGATAAATCCCAATAAGGCATTTTTTCTCTTACCAATTGAATTGGCACCTTACCGGAAATGGTAATATAACCTTCTTTTGCCAACTCTTGATTTAATTCTCTGACGATTGATGTTGCTTTACTTTTCGATACGCCAGCAATTAGCATAATGTGTTTTATGTTTAAATATTGCGGTTTCAATTTTGAGACCTCCTAGTATCTTCTTTTGTATTGCAGCGTCACACATGTGATCATTGCAATAACGTTTAATGCGATTAGTAATACAGTCATATAAGTAAGCCTTTCGTGTATAATTTATTTATCAACCTAAGGAGGTGATAAGTATGGAACAAGTGCACGCTTGCCTTTTAGGCGAATGGGTTAATCTTCATGATGATGAGAATTGCAAAATGGGACCTCGTATGACTTCTCCGTCTACATGGTGGGAAGAAAACGCCGAATTATGGTCTCCAATTAAAAAAACAGAAGCCGACACAATGTATCAACAGGACTTTGTCATGATTAATTACAAAGGTAGAGATTACCGCATTCATCCTATATTTATTCAAATAGTTACTTCATAATTTTTTGTTGAGTTATAATGTTTTTTATCGCCTCAACATCTTGGTCGTCGAGTTGCAGCTCGGCGGCTTTCTTTTTAAATTGGCTTTCTATAATTTGATTGATTTCGTACCATTGTCTTGGTGTGAATTGTTTTCGGAATTCTAAAAACTGTTGAACTGCCTTTTCCATTCTTTGTCCTCCTTAAATTTTTATAGTTGTCTTTTCGGCAACTTTGTTTGTAAAAAAATACCACAATCTGTTTCTGGTATATTTAACACTTCAAACATTTTCGCCAAATCGTCAACAGTGATTCTAATATGGCCATTTTCTTTTTTTGAATAAGTTCCTGGTGTCATTCCCATTTCACTTGCCATATCCGTGAGAGAAATCCCTCTAGTTATGCGCTCTGCTTTCATTCTTCTGACGTTAAATTCATACACTTTGTTGTCACCTCCAATTTGAAGTTAACTCAATCCTAAACTATAGTTTCCATATCGTCAACCATAAACCTTTAATTTCTTCAAAAAAATATTTTTATTACTAGTTGTTTCCTATATGGAAATATGATATATTATAAACATCAAATAACGGAGGTAAAAAATATGAGAACGTCAAGTGAAATAGGTAAATTAGTAAAAAGTCTTAGAGCTAAAAAGGGAATGAGTATTTCAGAGTTCGCAGATGCAATTGGTGTTAATAAATCCACTATTTCGAGATATGAGAATGGTTCAAGAAAAATTCCTATGGAAGATATTGCTAAATTTGCCAACGTTCTTGGCGTCAAACCAGATTATTTACTTTTGAAAGAACAAAAACAAGAACAACCACAGCACCGTGCAGCTCATTTAGAGGGAGAACTAACTGATGATGAGTGGAAACGCGTGTTAGATTATGCAGATTATATTAGAAGTAGACGCAAATAAAGGGTGTATCGGATGGGATTATACGAAGAAACTTTAATACAACATGACTATATAGAAGTAAGAGAGGCGAATGTGCTTCCTGACGGTTTAGATGGGGTATGGCTAGGAGATTTAATATTAATTAAACGTAACTTGCCAGAAAGAAAGAAAGTCGAAGTCCTCTTTGAAGAGTTAGCCCACAATAAACTTACATACGGTGACATAACCGATCAAAAAAAGTTCAACAACAGAAAATTCGAAAATTACGCAAGACGCTATTCATACGAAACATCTATGCCCCTATCAGGTATAGTCGAAGCGTTTAAGCAAGGAGTACATAATTTGTATGAGCTTGCTAATTTTTTTGAGATTTCAGAAGGTCACGTACTAGATTGTATTGAGCATTATAAAAAGAAGTATGGTATCGGAACTCACTACGGTAATTATTCTATTATGTTTGAGCCGTTGAGGGTGTTTGAGTTGAGAAGGATTAATTAAATCAATTTCGGAAAGCAAAAACCGCCACCTGATAACATATAAAAAATCAGACGGCGGAAAAATATTGAAAAAGGTATAAAGTCCTCGCAGAAGTGTTTTCAACTTCTAAACTTATTATAACAAATTCTATTATGTTAAGGAAATTATAAAAAAACACCGCTCCTACTAAAAAGGAACGGTGCGCCATTACGAAGACATTTACTTTTAATTCATCTCAAATGAGAAGAACTGTTTTTATTCTAGCAATTTTATTTTTATATTACAAGGATTGGAGGTTGAGGGAATAAAAAACGCCTACTTATGTAGACGTTGTGAGGTGGTGATAGTGTGAGTGAATATAAGAATGGTTCCACAAGGTCTTTAGGTAAACCTAGTAAAGATAAGGGGACTAGAAAACCACCCGGTAAAAAATGAATTACATTTCTATAAAATAAATTTGTGTTTTTTCGTTTGTATTTATTAAGACTTTAGGTTCATTTTCTGGTTTCTGTGACCATTCAACAATATCATTGAAAGTTTTTAAAGGTGGTTCTTCGTCGAAAGGTTCAATGATCAATTCAGTAGGTTCGTTGTTTTGAGTGTTAAAGTTAGTAATGTACCCACAGTTTATTAATTTTTCTTCAAAATCAAAAATATAAACAACGGTATGTTTGTTATTGTTGAAGATGATTTCTCTAACTGGTTCGGCATACTGATAAGCTAACCCACTTACGTTCCTTGAGTTGTTTATTTCGAGTTTCATTTTCTCTATTATTGATAAAGGTATTAAAAAAGGATAAGCAATAGATAATATTAGCGTTCCAATAAGAGATAATAATATTGAAATTTGAATACTTATCCAAAGGTTCAAAAGCAAAGTTAGTGAAAACAAGATGATGAAATTTGTGAGAGATAATAAAATATTATAAAAAACTCTATCTTGATTATCATAAACTTTTATTTTCCCCATTTTGTTTAATAAGAGAAATGATAAGAAACCAAAGCCTCCTGAAGATACGATAGCACTTAATATTGGTATCTCTAAAATGTTCAATATCTCACCTACTTTTTTCTTTAATTATAACACATATTTATCAATAAATAGATAATTGATAATATCTAACTATAACAGGGTGCCTCCCACGTACCCCTTGCCAAAAATTGAATAAGGTGCTACCATACTGATATATAAGGGAGATTCCCTAAACGTTATTGATATTCGCTATTCATAGTTGAATAGTAAACCTTTAATCTTATAATTATAAGTGGCACCTATTTTATATAGGTGTCTTTTTTATGCAATTCTCGGTTACACCACGTACCCTTATTTTATCTTTCAAGCCAATTAAAAGTGTATTAAGCAGTTAAATAATGGAGGTATAACAAATGAAAACTAAATTAAACGATATAAATATTAATTATGAATTAATGGGTGAAAATAATGACGAAACCGTTCTGTTAATACATGGATTTCCAGATTCAATGAAGGTATGGAGAAAAATAGCTCCCAAATTAGTAGAATCAGGTTTTAAAGTGATTAAAATAGATTTACCAGGTTATGGAGAAAGTGATATCCCAAACTCTGTAGAAGAATCAAAAGTTGATAATATATGCGATATTTTAAAACAATTACTAGATGAGTTAAACATTAACAAAACACATATTATAGGTCATGACTGGGGGGCAGCTATCGGTTGGTATTTTTCATCAATTTATACTAATATAGTGAAATCTTATATACCTCTTAGCGTTGGCCACCCTTCAGGTTTTAAAAATAGTGGATTCGATCAATTAGTAAGTTCGTGGTATGTACTACTTATATTAAATGAAAATTTAGGAGAAAAAGTATTTACTGCAGATGATTGGAGCTTATTTAAAACTCTTTTCACTGGAGAAGAGCTACATGAAAATTGGTTACCTGATATGTCTAGGGATGGTCGCCTTACTTCTGCTTTCAACCTCTATAGAGCAAACTTATCTCCTAAATATGGAGACAATTTAATACTTGAAACTTCAAAAGTAGAAGCTCCAGTTTTAGCTTTTTTAGGAGAAAATGATACAGCGTTAACAGAAGACCAATTAAAACTTAGTGAAGATTGTGTTAAAAATGATTTTAACTATAATATTGTTAAAAATAAAGGTCACTGGTTGCCATTAGATGGTTATAGTGAAATTTATCCTGAAATAAAGAATTTTTTGTATAAATATAGTGAGAATCCACACCTTTAATCAATATATTCACAGGGTACCCCCACGTACCCTTATTATTTTTTACTTTTTTTGAGGAGGAATGCAAAATGTCCGTGTACAAAGACGCAAAAAATGGCACATGGTACTTTAGCGTAAGATATAAAGATATTTATGGAAATAACAAAAGAAAACTTAAACGTGGCTTTAAAACTAAACGTGAAGCTAAAGGTGCAGAAGCTACTTTTTTAACAGAAGTGAATGATGGTTATAGCGATTCGAATACGTTTGAGTATACATTTTACCACTATTTAGATAACAGTGACTTGCGTCCTAAAACTAAAAGACGCAAAGAAAATGAATATAAACTTCATATACAACCTAAATTTGGTCATATCAGCATGAATAAAATCACTCAACAGCAATGTCAAGAGTTTAGAAAGTATCTTATGGATAATATCAATTCAGTTAACAGCGCACGTACAATTTGGTCAGGATTTAAAGTTGTTATCAATTACGCTAAAAAATATTTTGGTTTGCGAATCGACCCCACTATTTCAATAAAACCAATTCCGAGATCTAAACCGAAACCAAAATTTATGATGAGGGAAGAATTTGAAGATCGTGTGAAAGATGTGGAAGAACAGGACTATCGGGAACTATTCACATTGATGTTTTACACAGGATTGCGAGTTGGTGAAGCAATGGCTTTAGTTTGGGCGGACTACAATAAATATAAAAAAGAGATATCCATCAATAAAACGATGGACATCTCCAATCGGACTATATATCCCAGAGCTAAAACCGAAAGCTCTGAAGATATTGTTCCCTTGCCTAATTTCATCAACGAAATGTTATCTGAACGCTACCAACGTGAAAAACAGATGAACAAATACTTTGATGAAAAGAATTATTTTATATTTGGTGGATTGACACCTAAGCACTATAGCCATGTTCATAAGAAGTTTAACAAAGCTTTCCCTAATTATAACATACATGCTTTAAGACATTCTTATGCGTCTTTCTTGGCAAATAATGGAGTAGATATATTTGTGCTGCAGTCGCTAATGCGTCATGCTCAAATAACTGAAACAATGGGTACATATAGCCACTTGTATACTCAAAAGAAACATGATGCTATTTCTATATTCGACAAGTAA